GCTGGTCTATTAGGAGAGTAATGAAAGTTAAAAATTATAGCGACATGATGATGTATCTGACTCGTCCAGATATTATGCCAGAGGATTCAGAGAGAGTTGGTTTTAAAACAGCTGGTTTAGTAAAACAATTGTTACAAAAAATTCCTCCTGGTGCAGGTATAAAAAAACAAGAAAGAGGTCCTGAAAAAAAATTTGCAAAATCTTTTTTAGAATATGCACAAAAAGAATTTGATGGTAATTTTAAAGCAGCAGCCGAATCAATAGGCGAAAGTAGAGAAAAAATAAAAGGTATTTTTGATAGAATTAGATTAGCTGAAACAGGAACAAGAGCTGGTGGAGCTGGAATTGGAAAAGGTAGCAGAGTAGAAACTACAATACCAGAACCTAAAAAGAAAACACTTTATACTGATGCTACTACAAAAGTAAAAGCAGATAAAACTTTTTTAAAAGATAAAATTAAAAATTATGATAAAAATAAATTTTATACTGCAAGAGATTTAGGAAATATTTTAGGTTTTGATTTTGCAAATAATAAAGGCATTTATGATTCTTTTACTCGTGACCTAAACAGGTTTAATGTAAAAAAGAAAACAATAAGTGGAACTGAACAACAAGGTATAAAAAAATATCAATTAGGTGATGTAGTCAATAAACTTACGAAAGGATATGAAAAGAAACTTGTTAAAGGACAAAAAGTATCTCAATCAGAAAGATATAAAATTGATGAAAAATTAGATCCTGATTTAAAAAGTTTTTTAGGCAGCTTTAGACAAACAACTAGAGGGATATCTAAAGAAGAGGGAATATTTGTACCAGGAGCAATAGAAGATGTGGGTCATCCTTTGTCAGTTAAAATTACAGATAAATATCCAAAATTAACAAAAAATTCTAATATTAACAAACTTAATACTTTAGTCTATCAAGACCCTGTAGTTAATCGAGGTATTTTAGAAGCAACAGGTTATGAAGCTAAACATGATGCTTTATTTAAAAGATTAAATAAAATTGTTAATAAAAAAGTAGGACCTGAAGAATTACAAGAACTACAAACAATTAAAAAAGAAATGAATAATTTGTATGCAAAAGCTTCTACCGATATTAGAAATTTATCCAAAGAAGGGACAAGTCTTTATAATCCTAGAACTAAAAAAACTACGACTTATAGAGGTTCTTATTTTAAAGGACAAGAAGATAGACTTCCAAAAATAGATATTAACATTCCAAAAGAAGGAGGAACTTTTAAATCAGAAGATTTATTTGTTAATATGTCAAATGTTAATCCTGCTTTCAGAGTGGGCCTTGTAGATCAAATAAATCCTAATGCAAAATTTTTTAAAGATTTAACTACAGAACAAAAAGAAATTTATAAGAGAAATGTATTAGATCAGACCAAATTTAATTTAGATAAATTTTATACAAAAGCAGGTTTTCCAAAAGAACAAATTAATGAATTAAAAGATTCTTTGGAGTTCGGAACTGCATCAAAATTAGGAATAGGAACAACAGGTGTTTTAGGATTAGGGAGCGTCGCTGCAGCAGACGAACCAGGTGGCATGGGAGCAGCTCAAGCTGCACCTTTAAGTGCAGAAGAAGCGGTAGCTGCAGAAGGAGCTCCAGCACCATCAAGTCCCTTACCAACTGCATTAGGAGCAGGTGCAGGCGCAGCGACTCTTGGAACAAAAACAGGTAGATCACTTTTAGGAAAAGCTTTTAGAACTTTGGGGACACCCATAGCTGGTCCAGCATTTGCAGCTACAAACGTTGCTGCTAAAATGGGTGAAGGTCAAAGTTTTGCAGATGCTGTGGTAGATCCATTAACTGGTTTAGAATTATCTTTTCCTGGTTTATTTAAAGAAAGCGTTTCTGCAATTACAAAAAATCCAACAGCTCAAAAAATATTATCTTTAGGTAGGTTTGGTAGAATGCTAACACCTGTGGGATTGGGATTAGCAGGATTAGGACAAGCACAAGAATTTTATAATCAATATCAAGATCTACAAAAAATGAAACGTGATGATCCAGAGGCTTATCAACAATTTAGATCACAAAGAGTTGGTCCTGCTTTGACAGAAGAAGATTACAAAGACATATATTCTGATGTGCAAGGAGCTGCAGGTGGGGGTATTATGAAAGAAGGTGGTATCGAATCTGGTCCACAAAGAGTATCCATGAACCCTGATTCTCAAGGCTTGGCTTCTTTATTAAAACGTGGTAGTAAATCATAGGAGTTTAAATGGCAGATATAGATAAAGAACTTCCTAACACTCGTACCGAGATTAAAGTCCCTGGTGAAGAGGTTGAAATTAAGGAAGAAATCAAAGAACAATTACCCGTTGAAGTTACACCTGAAGAAGACGGAGGTGCGACTATCAACTTTGAACCAGGAGCTATAAACATACCTGGCACAGAATCTCATTTTGATAACCTAGCAGATATTTTACCTAGCGATGTTTTAAATCCTTTAGGTAATGAAATGAAAACAAATTACATGGACTATAAGATGTCCAGAAAAGATTGGGAAAAATCTTACACAGATGGATTAGATCTTTTAGGTTTCAAATATGAAAACAGAACAGAACCTTTCCAAGGTGCATCGGGTGCCACGCATCCTGTTCTTGCAGAAGCGGTAACACAGTTTCAAGCAACAGCTTACAAAGAATTATTACCAAGCGATGGCCCAGTAAGAACACAGATCATGGGTAACCCTACACCAGCAAAAGAACAACAAGCAAAAAGAGTTAAAGATTTCATGAACTATCAGATCATGGATCAGATGAAAGAATACGAACCAGAGTTTGATTCGATGTTATTTCATTTACCACTAGCTGGATCTACATTCAAAAAAGTTTACTATGATTCAATGTTAGGTAGAGCGGTTTCTAAATTTGTTCCTGCCGATGATTTAATCGTACCATACACAGCTAATAGTTTAGATGAAGCAGAATCAATTATTCACATTATTAAAATATCTGAAAATGATTTACGTAAACAACAAGTAGCAGGGTTTTATGCAGACGTAGAACTAAACCCTCCAGGTATTACAACAAACGACGAAGTTTCAAAAAAAGAAAAAGAATTAGAAGGCACAACTAAATCTGGAAAACAAATTCCTATGTATACACTTCTTGAGTGTCACGTAGATTTAGATTTGGAAGGCTTCGAAGATATTGGTTCAGATGGCTCGCCATCTGGTATCAAGCTACCTTACATCGTAACAGTCGAAGAAGGTAGTGGAACGGTTCTTTCGATAAGAAGGAACTATGCGCCCAACGATCCAAAAAAACAAAGAGTTCAATATTTTGTCCACTTTAAATTTCTGCCAGGACTAGGATTCTATGGATTTGGATTGATACATATGATTGGCGGATTGAGTAGAACTGCAACAGTCGCTCTCCGCCAATTATTAGATGCAGGAACTTTGTCAAACCTACCTGCTGGTTTTAAACAAAGAGGGGTGCGAGTAAGAGATGAAGCATCACCAATTCAACCTGGTGAATTCAAAGACGTAGATGCCCCAGGAGGCAGTCTTAGAGATGCTTTCTATCCTTTACCTTATAAAGAACCATCGCAAACACTATTACAACTAATGGGTATCGTGGTTCAAGCAGGACAGAGATTCGCTGCCATATCAGAATTACAAACTGGTGAAGGCACACAAAACGCAGCCGTTGGAACTACAATAGCTCTTCTTGAAAGAGGATCTAAAGTTATGTCAGCTATACACAAAAGATTGTATGGTTCTATGAGAAAAGAATTTAAATTATTATCAGCTCTTATAGCAACTTACCTACCACCAGAATATCCATATGATGTTGTCGGTGGTGCAAGAACAATTAAACAAACAGATTTTGATGCAAGGGTAGATATACTACCTGTAGCTGATCCAAATATATTTTCAATGTCACAAAGAATAACACTAGCACAAACACAACTACAGCTAGCTACATCAAATCCACAGATTCATAATTTATATTCTGCTTACAGAAATATGTATCAAGCAATCGGTGTTAAGAATATTGATCAAATATTACCACCACCTGCTCCAGTTCAACCATCAGATCCAAGCATGGAACATATTATGGCTCTTGCAAATAAACCTTTTCAAGCATTTAGAGGTCAAGATCACAGAGCACACATCACAGCTCACTTAAACTTCATGGCAACTAACATGGTTAGAAATAATCCTAACGTTATGGCTTTAATTCAGAAAAATATTTTAGAACACATTAGTTTAATGGCTCAAGAACAGGTACAATTAGAATTTAGAGAACAGTTACAACAGGTTCAGTTGTTACAACAACAAGCCCCTAGTAGTCCTGAAGCTGCTCAACAGCTACAAGTCATCACTCAACAGATAGAAGCTAGAAAATCTGTGTTGATTGCTCAAATGACAGAAGAATTTATGATGGAAGAGAAGAAAATTACGTCTCAATTTGATAGAGATCCACTTCTAAAACTAAAAGCAAGAGAAGTTGACCTAAGAGCTATGGAAAATGAGCGTAAAAAACAAGCTGATGAGGCAAAAGCAGACCTAGGAAGAGCAAAATTAATGCAAGCTAAAGATATTTCTGAAGAAAAAATGGATCAGAACGAAAAATTAGCTAAATTAAGAGCTGGTGTAAGTCTTGCAAAGGCTGATAAACCAGGTATAACTGCAATTGAGGTAGAAGAGTAATATTAAGGAGCAAAAAAACGATGATGAACTATAAAAAACAAAAAATGATCAAAGTTCCAGCTGAAAAAGTTGAAGTAGATCCAAGATCTAAGACAACAGCTGACGGTGCTTTCAATTATATCGCAAAACCAGAAGTGGTTGGCGTAAAAGGCACTAAAAGAATGAGATCAGACAAAAGAAAAACAGCTATCGTAGTATAATTATGGCTTGGTTCAGTTTAGCGAAGATAGCTCTGCAAGCTGGGAGCAAAATTTACAGCAATAGACAGAAAACTAAAATGGCTATGTCTGATGCACAGCTTATGCACGCAGAAAAAATGGCTCGAGGTGAAGAGCAATACCAGGGCAAACTTTTAGAAGCCCGTCAAAACGACTACAAGGACGAATTCGTCCTCGTGATTATTTCGGCGCCCATCGTGGTGCTTATGTGGGCAGTGATGTCAGACGATCCAGCAGCTATGGAGAAGGTAAAGCTCTTTTTTGAGTATTTTCAGTCACTTCCTAGTTGGTTCACCAATTTATGGATACTTGTAGTTGCGTCAATTTTTGGTATAAAGGGTACACAAGTATTTAGAAACGGAGGAAAAAAATAATGCCGAAAATAGGAATCGCTAAAAAAGGATTAGGACTTCTTGGTAAAAAGAAACGACCAAGAACTAAAGCGGAAATAATTGAACGCATTAGAAATCTAGATCCAAAAATTTTTGGACAAGATATGTCTAAATTTGGAAGTGGAATTGAAAAAAAACAAATGGAAAAAATATTTCCAAAGGGGAAAAAATAATGAAAAGATTTGTAGGTTACTTAATAGGTAAAACAGCGAGAGCTAAAAAAGTTGCACCAACGATTACGCAACCTAAACAGCTTAAAAAAACAATGAAAAAAATGAGTGAAAAATATAAATATTCTAGTGCTAGAGAAAAAGAATCAGTTAGAAGAATAGATAAAATACAAAAATTAAAAGATAAAAGAAAAGAAGGAGTTAAAGCTAGTAAAGATCTTAAAAAAATGGTTGATACTAAGCAAGCAGAAAAAATAGGACTTAGAAACAGAATTTTTTCTAGACAAGTTCCTGAAAAAAGAACTAAAGGATCAGGTAAAAAAGGTGAATTTGTAGTTGATAAAATAGAGAGAAAAGGAAAAATGTTTGGTGGTATTATAGGTAAGAAAAAGAAAAAAGAGAAAAAGGAAGCTGAAAAAGGAACAAAACCAAAAGACCTGATTTATAAACCAAAGAAAATGGAAAGATTAAAGGAATTAAGAAAAGAACTTGGTTTGAAAAAAGGTGGCAAAGCAAAATTTCCTGATCTAACAGGCGATGGTAAAGTAACTAAAGCTGATATTTTAAAAGGTAGAGGCGTATTTAGAAAAGGTGGAGCTAGTAAATAATGGCTGGAAAAGGTTTATACGCAAACATACATGCTAAAAGAAAACGTGGTGGTAAGATGCGTAAGAAAGGTGCAAAGGGTGCACCAACAGCAGCTAACTTTGCGAGAGCAAAACAAACAGCGAAAAAAAGATAATGACTAAACTTTGTCCCAGAGGTAAAGCAGCAGCAAAAAGAAAATTTGCGGTATATCCAAGCGCATATGCTAATGCCTACGCATCTAAAATATGTGCAGGTAAAATTAAAGATCCATCTGGTACAAAAAGAAAAGACTTCAGAGGACCTAAACCTAGCAAAGCTATGGGTGGTAGAATTTATAAAGCTAAAGGCGGTATAGCTAAAGGTTGTGGGGCTGTCATGAATGACAGACGTAAAGTAACAAAAGTATTTTAACATGGCTGGTCTAAAGACATGGTTCAATCAAAAATGGGTAGATATTGGGAGCAAGCGAAAAGATGGATCGTTTGCAAAGTGTGGCCGTTCAAAACAAAAAGCGGACTCGAAGAGGAAGTATCCAAAGTGTGTCCCACTTGCAAAAGCTTAATGGTTGGAATGTTTGTAAGAGCAGGTGCAAAAGCACATAAAGCTATAAAAAAAATAGAAAAGAAAGCTGACGCAGCCTCTGAAAAATTACTTAAACAATTAAACTCTAAAGAAAAATTAGAAAAAGCTAAAGGATATTCAAAATTACTTGGTATGACATTAGGTGCGGGAGCAGCGATGCCTAGCACAGTAAAAAAACAAGATCCAAGAATTAGAAAATCTAGAGGTGGCGACGTAATGCCAAAAAGAAATAAAAAGAATTTCCGTCCAACGGAAA